CCCTGCTCACCACACCTAAGTGGTTTTTTGCTTTTACTTTGTTTTTTTTAAATTTTAATTTTTCGGTTTTTATAGCGCTACGCTCACGCTTTACTTATAGTTTCAACAGTCATTACGGACTCATTTAAACCCAATGCCATAAATCTAGGTCCTCCGCATTCAATCTACCACGTAAATCATGGTACTCTGGATCATAACGATTCTTCTCTGCTAAACACTCCAGAGTTGGGAATCCTGTTAGTAGGGCCTCCATCGGCATATCCAATTGTCTCATTTTACGAATAACATCCTTCTCTGCTCGGTCTATCATCATATCCAATGCCATGGTCTCAGGAATACGCATCATCTCAATAGCATGCTGATACACACATTTTAACCATTGATACGTATACGGATTCGAGCCATATGTACCATAAGCATGCCCTAGAGTAGAAAGTAATATGTTAACCAAGTCACGCTTACGAGGTTCACGACCCCATGCTACCTTCATTGCTATTTCATCCAACGGGCGGTAGGGAACATAACGAGCTTGTCCTTCTTCCAAACACGGATTACGCACACAATAGTGTCGTAAATATACTGCTCCTTTCACCTCAAAAAAACCTCCTCGAGGAATCGAGACTACACTATGTCCTGTACGTTCATCTCGAGATTCCATCTCAAAATGACTTTTCAAGAAGGCTTTAAACTGATACACATTTAAAAGGTGGTTTAACGACGGTGGGGTAACATACCAATTATCATCGCCATAAAGAATCAAATTTATCAATTTAGTCATAATTGCCTTCCACAATTCCTTACTCATCGAGGGATTCGTCTCTATCGTGTACAATAAAAAAAGGCAGAATATAAACAGTAATATCCATGTATCCATATGTGAAGTGTGCAATGCCCCTGAGGGGACACCACCAATAATCAAAGCCCAAATTCCATATCCCATAGAAGTTACCCTTTGCGTAAATTCTTCTATCAGGTACTTGATAATTTTACGCACCACCTCAAAGGTCGTATCCTTCTTATAATAAGCCTCAGTAAATGCCCAATAAAGATTCACTAACACATCTTTCACTGACTGGTCGAGTTTACTTATATCCAATTCATTTATAACTTTCGAAAAGGGATCATCAAAGATACCTAGTAATTTCAAGACTGCATCCATTCCACCACGTGACCAGGAACGCCCAATACCTATCGATCCCCCTAGCTCCCAGATACGACGGCCGCCTAATATATGTTCTAAAATTAACGTACGAGGACCACCTATAACAAAAGTCCTTCCTTTCCCTTCTTTCTCTGTCAGATTTACGGCAGTAGCAAAATAATTTTCAGATTTTATTGCCTGCGACCACGTAGCAAAAGGGCGTCGACCATCCTCATTTAACCAAGCTGCTACTTCCTCCACACTTTGATAAATTACTTCATATTTCTTACCACTGGCCGTTACCTTCACATCTCTCGTACCACCCGATGTCGGCATCTTAATATTCTTGCCTTCTCCATTTTTTCCCGCTGCTGATCCCAAATACATTTTCATTACAATTTTTTCCATATCTAAGTCGGGCGTATGTTTTCGAAAATGTTCTCTACTTCCGATAAAATGCGTGACAAGCTCCAATGCTTGTGGAAAAAGATGGACCATTTTCTTCAACCTTTCATTCATTCCTCGCACTGGCTTATCATATGACAATGACACTTTCACCTGTTTTTCCCCATCATTATCTTCTAAATTTGCCACCGATGATATTACATGTCGCTTCCCGTTCGTACTTGCCGTTAACATCTTAAACGGAGATGCCGCCTGCAAACACAGTGCTTGCAATGACTGTACTTCACGCAACACCGTACCATCCGGCAACTCTGGACAGATCAAACGAGGCGTTTCTCTACTCATCGCTTCACTCCACTGGCGACGCGTTAGGCGCATAAGCGGTCTTCCCTCATGAACTAGGGTATTAAAGTAAGTTATATCTGCCTCGATAAACAAGTCACAGACCTCCCGAGTCATTCCTGGAAGCAATTCATTACGCGGAGCTTGATCAGCCGGAAATGGAGCTCTAATCTTATACATATTATGCGATCTACCTATACCTGACTCTATTTGCGCAACAACTTTATTGGACATACGCGGCACAGGAAGGCCATTGATGTCTACTACCCAGTCAC